ATGGCAGCCGGTGCAGCAGCCTGCGCACCAGGTGTAAACATGGCGGCAGCAGTAGGTAGCAGACCGCCTGCTACCTCATATCCAAGTGCAGCTCCTGGCTCTGCCTTCTGGTATGCCTGAGTCTTAGCCCTAATGTCTGCAAGTGCAGCGTCGTAGTTCTCACCGGCCAGCGATCTCAGATACGCTTCTGCCTCGTCAGCGCCACCTAGCAGCAGACCTTGCGCCATAGAACGCACTCGTTGCGGCTCAACTGGTGCTGGAGGTGGCGGTGGTGCAGCTGCTGGTGTAGCTAGCGCAACGCGTAACGACGTGAGTTGCTCTGTGGTGAAACCGGAGAAGTCACCGGCCTGCGCCTTGCGTAACTGCTCGTCAGTGAATTGTCCTAGTCCATCGCTCATCGCATTCCACCTCCACGTTGTGTCTGGGCGCGTTTTGCTAACTCAGCATCAATTGCATTTTGAATTGCATTGCCACCACCAGTAGGCTGATATGGCGTAACAGTGTAGAAAGGCACATACTGTTCAGAACCAGGCAATGCAGAAAATTTAGACAAATATTCTTTATGTTGACCTATACGGTACTGCGCAACCTTCTGAGCAGTCTGCAATGCAGTTCGCAACTCAGCAGCACTCATATTCTGATCTCCAACTGCCGCACGACGTAGCAATTCACGTTCTGGTGCAGTGATAGCGCCTTGACCCTTCATCTGACCGGCCGCTGTGAGTTCTTGTTGCGCAAGTCCTTGCACCAAAGTCTGAGTCTTAGCAAGAACTTCATTAGCGTCTTTGCCAACAATGCCAAACTGCTGACCTACTCGGATGAGAGTAGTGCGGTAATCTGCCAATGGTCCGGTAATAGCACCACTTAGTGCTGGCAGAATTCTATCCACATTCATTAAGGTCTCGTTGGCAGACCTAGCCTGCTCTGTCATAGCGCCCATTTGACCAACAATATCCTTGTTGATTTCTCCGACTCGTACCTTTTCACCAGTATCAACTTTTACATTTGTTTGTGATGCACCAGCTTGACGTAACTTAGTTACCGCGTCAAGAGTTAGTGGCAATCCAAGTTCTCGCAATATTTTTATTTCGTTTGGAGTTCCTTCTGGATGCAATTTTTGCAAGTTTTCCAATGTAGGAGCCAATCCAACGGCTTTCAATTTTTTGATGTCATCAGGAGTTGCCTCTGGAATTACGACATTAGGTAAAACGTCATATCCACCCATTTTTTTGTATCTAACAGTGACATTTTGACCATCGATTGTCATTGTTTTGGGGTCACCAATGTATTCCTTATTTTGCTCAATCATTCGAACAGCTTCCTTGTAACCTTCTTTAGCTGGTAACTTGGATACAAGCATTCTCTGCTCTGGGGTAAGCAATGCAGCACCAGATGGTGCTGATACAGCAGGCATTGCAGTGCTAGGAGCACCAATCATTGCAGCGCGTTCCACTGTAGGACCAGTTGGCAATCCAGGTGCATTGATAGCTTGTTCTGGAGTAACAGCACCAGTTGGTTGCGTAGAAACTTCACCACCTCCTCCACCAGTAAGCCATTGTTGGAATGCCTTCTGAGTTTCCAATTCACGCTTATATTCATCCATCTTCTGCTTCATTGTCATGCTTTGAAGCAGATTCTGTTGCGCTGCCGTATAGCCCTTCTGACCAGCACCATACGCCTCACCTAACGCCTGGCCAAGTCCCACAGGCGTGCGGCTCGGGCCTGATGCCGCAAGCAGTTGCATGGCCGCAGACATTAGACCTTGATTTTGTAGTTGCGCCCTCTGCTCTGGCGTCATGTACTCGTCAAGCGCCGATGCTTGACTAAATATACCGCCGAAGTTCCCATAGGAACTAGGTTGATTTTGTGCTTCCATAGGATCAGGCGTTCCACCAAGCAAACCAGGTATGCCTAAACCAGATCGGTCTAAACCATATGCTTTAAGAAAAGCTAGGCGTTCTTCTGGTGTGCTAGTACCCTGATTGAAAAAATCTCCAAATCCGGCCATCTTATTCCCCTTATCCAAAGTAACCAAGTAGACCGCCAGCAGCAGCGCCCCAAGGTCCACCGAACTGGTAGCCAGCAGCAGCACCACCCAAAGCGCCTGCTGTGCGGTTTTGGTAATAGGGTTGAGTCTGAGTCATTCCAAGATTAGGTAGCTGTGTGCTAAGTCCACTAGATGCAATTCCTAGTTTCTCCATGCCAATGTTGCGTAGTGCATCCATCTGCGCTTGCTCAAGTGCCTGACGTGCACCGCCCAAGCCCATCACTGCCTGGCCGCCAGAGATGTTTGCGCCCTTGGCGTACTGAGCCAGACCAGCCGCCTGGCCGTAGCCAGCAGCACGCAACTGCGCAGCGGTGTCAGCAGCCTGCTTCAGTGCAGCAGCATTCGTAAGTGACTCCTGCACGCCCTGGCGCGATCCACCAAAGGCGCGTGCAGCGGTAGCCGCCTGCCGGTCTCGCAGTCGCTGAATGTCCAATGCACCACCGACATCAGCCAGTGAACGCTGGACCACCTCGTTCTCGTAGGGGTTCATAAACTGCTGGATGGACTCGCCAGTAAACGGGGTCAGAGCCTCGTTTGTGACTTGTTGTTCTCCAGCCGTATATAGCGGGTTAAAACCCGCAAACTGCCGTACTGGTAATGCACCGGCTACGCTCTGAGCCTGGCCGATGTTGGCTAAATAAGCCGCCTTCAGATCAGGATCAATTGCTGTGGTACTAGTTGTGCTACCGGATGCGCCGCCTTTAGACATATCGTTTCTCCTTACATTTCGAGCAAGCCGCGTAGCTTGCCCTTTGAAATCTTGCCAGAGTTGATTAGGTTCATCAACTCGATACCATATTTTTTTACTGTCTTATCGTTGATGACGTACTCGCCATCTTTCAAAGCGCCATATCCATCATCTGGTCCCATTGGATTCGGTCCTTGCAGGTCCATTAGGGAAACGTGACCGCCTTGCGCAAAGCCACCGCGAGTTCCGCGATCACCACCGCCTGATGCGTCACCGTTATTGCCACCAGTGGCTACGCCACCACCACCGTTACCATTTCCACCTCCACCACCTCCTCCATAGTTGCGTCCCTCGTTGCTGTAGTTTTGGGCTGCAGCCTGTGCTGCGGCTGCTGCTGCGGCATTAGCCTCAGCTTGTCTAGCAGCTTCCCGTCCAGCTTGTTCTCTAGCAGCTTGGGCTGCTTGAGCCTCAGCTTGCACTCTAGCTGCCATTTGAGCCTCAGCTTGTCTAGCAGCTTCCCGTCCAGCTTGTTCTCTAGCAGCTTGGGCTGCTTGAGCCTCAGCTTGCGCTCTAGCTTGAGATTGCGCCTCTTGTTGCGCTATCCTGGCATTAGTTTCTGAGACAGCTTGCGCTTCTTGTGCATCTCGTATAACTTTTGCTGCATATGCAGGATCAGTACCCATAGGGTTGGCTAAAAGACCAGCACCTTCTTCATTGGCCGCATTCACTGCTGCTATTTGACCTTCTAAACGTGCTGCTTCGGCTGCTTTACTGCTGAAATTTGGGTCTGGTGGGCCTGACGCAAATTGCTCAGGGTTAAGTCCAAGTTTCTCTAGTCTGCTGTTGTACCATCCATCTATACCAAAGTATTTTCCAATTTGCCCCATCAGTGTGGCATTACCCAATAGGTCTTGCATCCCCAACGCAATACTCCCCTCAGTCGGGTTTGCAGCGTAATAGGCAGCACGCTCCGCTGGAGTCATTTGAGACCAGGCGCTTGGAGCCTCTCTGTTAGAACCACCAGCGCCGCCACCTCCAGTAGTCGCTGAAGTTGTGCCTTCTACCGGCAGCACTGGCTGCGGCGTAACCAGGCGCTGGTAAGGAGTAAAGCCTCCGGTGTAGGTAGATGGGTTTGCATTGAATCCACCTGTATAGGTTGACGGCATACCAGTAAACGAAAATGGCTGCGCCTGCTTATAATTAGCCATGATCTCAGCGTAACGATTACGCCTACCAAATGCTGGCTTAGGGGCAACATACGCATTTGCTGCTGGATATATATCATCTCTACCACCAAGGCTCATATCACAACTCCTTGCTCAGAATATGCCACTTAGGGGCATATCCTTCATCTGCTAAAAATGTCCTTGCCCAGCCCTTACGGCCAGCCAGGGTAACTCGCGTGCAACCATTCTGCTTTCCCCAAGACTCGATGTGTGGTCGCATCAGCTTGAGTTCATCTAGGTCGCCGCCAGCAAGAAAATAGTGCAGATTCTTGATTCGCGGATAGACAATGATCTCAGTGATGACTGCGCTTTTTGTCCCAGCCCATAGCTGAAACCGTCCTACCTCTACACCCTGCGCAACATCTTCAAGAGTGTGAGTTCCTTCCGAGTATTCTAAGGCGGCTTGGATGTGTTGTGCCAACCGCCAGAAATCATCCATTTACCGCTTCCCTGCCGACGTGGCCTCTAGCCGCATAACGCCGACCCGCCAATCGTCCAACACATTTCCGGTCACCTTCATCTTGACTGATCGACCAGAGAACCTGGCGTCGGTTGGCTGCTTGGCGCTGAACGGGCCATAACTTGTCTCTATCGATGTCGGATACATCCTGGCCGTGAAAGAGATGGCTACCTCACCCAAACTTTGCTCGTCAGGAATAACTGATCTCACGGCCATCACGTTGTCCCCGTTACCAAGTTCAATCGGGCCTGACTGCGCGTAGGGAGAGACTGAGTCGTAGGTGAATCCCACCTCGTGGTCATAGATGTACCCGTCTGTGCCAACCATCATAGGGTTGACAAAGACGCCTCGGTCTGTTCCGGCGGTTCGAGCCAACATACCGATAGCCCAATGCCCCTCACGGTAACTGTAGGTTACATAAGAATCATTCTCATTTGATGACAACGACGGGTAAAACCAGGTCACCTCACCGAATGCTGAATTGTGGACGGCGTACACCTTGGACGCCTGATTCAAATTCATGTTGTTGAAGACGTAGTCTCCGACATCACAAGTCATGGGCTTGACAAACCCGTCGTAGGACCAGAATCCCGACTTAGACATCCACATTGCGGAGGTGTCGATGGCCGCTACAGCCTGCGCGGAGATGACGCCGCACCCGCTGCCCACCTTCTCAAAGCTGTAGACATAGGGCAGGCCGATGTACTGCGCAACGTGCGCGTCAACGTCTGTCAATATAAGGTTTACACCTCGCACGCGCTTGCCGCACTTCAGAGACCCTGGCGTTGCTAGTTCAAAGTCACCAGCCTGATTGTTGGCTGCAGCCGTCCAAAGCGTGTTGTTCTCCTGGTCCGACCACTTAACCAAGCGCGGGTTGCCCGACGCTCCCAAAGCAAACAAGATGCGCTCACTGGTCACCATAATGGCAGAGCAGTTTGTCGGTGCGTTGGTGATTGCGGCCGCAATGGTAGGAGTCGTGAACCCTAACTGCCACTCGTAAATCTTGCCGTCGGTACTGCTGCACGCCACCAGGTATTCGCCCCAAGTGTCTAGGCTCCAGGTGGTGGCCGGTACTGATCCAACATCTGGACGCGCAGTGCCATAGGACAGACTTCCATAGGTGTAATAGCCGTATCCGGTTGTAGCAGTCGCATCAGCCGATCCAGTTGTAAATCCAGTAGGCGTGATGTCCTTCAACGTACCACCGACATCCATCGCATACAGCTTGGACTGAGTACCGGCTGCAGCCCAGCGGGTTGCGCTGTTATCTCGCCAGGTGATGATGCCTCTGCACTTACCCGTCATGGCAGACTGGGATTTTTTCCTCCAGCCGCCAATGGGTCGCAGGGTATTCTCAAACCAGCGTACCAGGTTGGAGTCGTACCAGCGTCCAGCAGACTGATATTCAGTACCGTTGCGGTAGACGCCTGGTGGGATTTTTAAGGGGATGAGTGCCATGATTACACCGATAGGTTGGAGACAAACGACAGTGTAACGATGGCCGACGGTACTGCTGGCCTGGTTGGGGAAGTGCCTGCCGGATACTGCTCAATCGACACTCCGACATCAGTAGGCCGCCACATGATCTCCACATAGTCGTTTGCGTTAAGGCTTACAAAATAGTTTATTGCTGCAATTGTGTGAAACGGATCGCCGGCGCCTTTTCTGGGTGCAAACCCAAACCTTGAGTTCGACTTGTCAATATTGGTTCCATTCTTTCTAAACCAAACGTCAACGTCTTGGGATGAATTTGTCGTATTCGTAAACTGGATGGAAAACTGGACGTTGTATATGCCCGACTGCGATACGTTCAGCCTAGATGAGTTTGAGAGCGTGACGCCATTGCTGAAGTCGGTGGTGTCAAACGTGATGGCGTAGGCCGTTGTGGTGTTAGCCGCGACCTGGTCTGTGCCGTCCTGGAACGCTCCATAAGGTGCGTTGAGGTACTTGCCTCCACGCGGTCCGAATAACGCTCCCAGAGCGTTTGTGACGCGGCTGGCGTAGTTCCCGATGTTGCTGAATGTCTGGCTAAAGTACAGGCGGTCATACACCTCACCAGGGTTGCCGAGATTCGGCTGTGCTGGCGTTGTGATTTGGCCGCTGTAGTCTGTCATGTCAAGCGTAAGGTCGAGTGCCTGCCTTATCAATAATCAGTGCTTGATTGCGAGGCTTACCGGTAGGAACGCTAGTTACGCTGATATGCGTCCATGAATCAAATTCACGGATGATCTGGTCGTAAGGGAGCTTGGCGGCAATGCAAGCCTTCACGACAGCATCAGGAGTAACGCCAGGAACGCGAATATCAGCAGCGCAACCAAGACGATGCTGACTACTATCCTTACTTCCCACAGCATCATTGACCGCTTTACTGCGGAATGCACTGTTGACCATGATGGGCTTTCCACCCAAAGTGCTTTTGACTTGCTCCAGCAACTTTGCCAGACGCATAAGATTTTGCTTCTCAAGTTCATTGGGCGTGTTATCAAACTGACGGTGGTCAGTATGCGTCAGTTCCTCAAGGCTAAAGTTAGCGGTAACGGGAGTCATTTAGCAGCTACGCCTTGTATCTTCTCAGCAGTCCGCATACCGCCCAAGCCCAGCATTCCAAGCAGCAGAGGCATCATCGTGCCGGTATCCATCTGCGGGAACTTTACGGGGTGACCGTACAACGCAGAACCCCATTCAGCCAGCGGTCCAATGACAAACTGCACGCCAAAGCCTGCACCGCAAATCCAGCCGATGGCAGGTCGCCACCCAGATACAAAGACAGACGGGTTTGCTGCCTCTACCTTGTTAATCTCCATCTGACCGGCAATCATTGCCAGTTCGCCAGACTGTTGCAGCTTGAACAGTTCTAGTTTGGCGGCTGCGGCTTTCTCAGGATCAGGCCATACTCGGTCAATGACCTTGCTTCCAACATCCAGCAGTGCGGTTAGGGGATCAAGTGCCATTAGTGTTTCCCTTGGTGGTGCGAATGTCTACAATCTTTTCGGCAGTCTTACCCGCAAAGATGGCGGTGATAACAATAATCATGGCCTGCCCAAGCAGGTCAACGTAAGCGCCTCGCGTTTCCAGTTCAAAGACGCTGAGTAACGCGAAAAAGAAGTATGAGAACAGCAGAAACGCAACCGTTACTGGCTGGATGTTCCGCGCTAACCAGGATTCATTTTGCTCGTTCATACAGTTGCTCAATTTTGACTCTGACTCGCATGGTGTCAGATGAACCCATTACCGTCGCCAAATTCGCGTAAATGAGTCCAAGCTGCTCTTTAGTGCAGACTTGACCAGAGTCATCCAACCATTCAACAATTCGATCATGTCGTTCTTTCGGGTTATGGTTGCTGTAAGCAATGTTTACAAAATCGCTTACGCTGCACTCACGCTTCACTGTTGCGCCGTACACCAGCGACAGGACAAATAGCGGTACAAGCCAGCGCATTCATTTATCAGCTTTCGCGTCCAACCTGTCAAATAGACGCTCCAGCAAAGCGTCTATTTTGTCAAATCGGTTTTCAATGTCTGCCTTGCTGACATAGTTCTTTGGCAGGTCAACCTCAATCGCTTGAATGTCTTTTTTTAGTGCTTTGACCGAATCCCAAATTTCTTTACACCACCATCCAACAGCGACCAGGACAGCGCCACCAATAAAGTTGAACATTGCCTGGAATTCCATTTATGCGCCCCAAGGCAGTGCCTGCGATGTCGGAGACACTGGTGGGTTAATCATGCTGTCAATCTGACCCTGCACGCACGCTTGCATATTGCTCATGGTCTGCGGGTCAGCCCAGCCAACCACTTGGGCTTCGGTCAGTTGAGCGTAGGGCGTGAACGCCTCGCCCTGCTGGATGGTGAACTGCTGGCTGAAGCCAATGTCGGCGGTGTTCGCACCGTCCACCCCAGTGACGAGGTATTGGACGTTGACGACAACATCGGTCTGCCCTGCCTCTTGAGGCAGAGTGAACATCTGGGTTACGGTGGTGGTAAAGGTAGTCATGGTAAGTCCTTATGCTAAAGTGAGAGATACTGAACGAGTTGTTCCATCTGTGCCGCGAACCTTAATTTTTAAGGTGGTGTTATTTGTTAATTCAAATGTTAGTGTTGAGTTAACAGTAAGCGTAGGCGCAGTACCCGTTACTTGCTGAACAAAGTTTCCACTGCTATCAATAAATTGGCGCACATTGCCATCACCATCCGACAGCACAATGAAATTGCTGCCAGTAGCAGAGATGGGGACAGCGTTTCCGTTGTAGCTGCCGATGATGACGTTCTTGGAGCCGGTGGTAACTGACTCACCAGATGAGCGACCTAAGAATGTGTTGTACGTTCCAGTGGTTGTAATCTGACCCGCGCTGTAGCCTAGATAGGTGTTATTGCCGCCAGTTGTGGTGTTGCCCGACAAATTCCCCACAAAAGTATTTTGTGCGCCTACGGTATTTGTGTATCCAGCTTGATAACCTAATATGGTATTGTTTGTTCCCGTGGTATTACTATACCCAGCCTGATAACCCACAGCAGTGTTGTTGCTGGCGGTGGTGTTG